ACATTTTCACTCAAATCATCTTTTACTATAGTAATTTCTTTTTCGCCGCCTATTTCAACTACTGTACCTGCTGAGTATGATGCATCCGCTGCATAACGTTCTGCCAAGTCGGCATATGTAGCATTGATTCTTGCTCCAGTGTCTAACGTCCAAATGCCAGAAATGTTTCCGCCACCGGCAAGAGTAGCAGTTGTAACTTTAGTCGGGGCAATATTTCCTGTAAATTGAACAACAGAATTAGCACCTGTCAAATAATCAGAAACATTACTATTGTCATATGTACCACTTGGATTGAATGGGCTTCCATTAGCATAGTAATAGTTATCTGTTTTAATACCATAACTACCGTTGAACATTAGATTACCTTGACTTAAGACCAAAGCATTTCCAGTAGTATTACCGGTAATTGACCAAACACCTGTTAATGTCCCGCCGGTTGATGATGATCCAGTAGTAATTACTGCTGTTCGTAATGTAGTAATATTAGCTGATGTTATATTTGCGTTGCTTGCATCCAGATTAGCAGAGACAGTAGCCAAACGTGTAGTGAAGGTATCAGTGCTTAAATCATTAGTTATTGCAACATTATTTGCATCAATATTACCAGTTACTACTACATTACCGAGTGTAGTATCACCGGCGCTGGTAGCAGATGTAAGTACAATCCAACTAGTTGCAGTATTGGTATAATCTGCCGGACAAACTCGTAGAGTATTATCGTTTGTATTGAACCACAATTGACCTTTTAGTGGGTTTGCAGGTGGACTGTCATTTGCAAAATTTTCCACTATTCTCACAAAATTGGTGTCCTGTGTTTGTCCGTAACCTGCATAGTTACGTCCTGGTAGACCTAAACTGGTGCTTGTGGTGTTAATAGTTCCGTCTTGAATTGTTGTTAAAACAGTACCGTTACTTCGTATAATTGTATATGCCATGAATTACTCCGCTTATTTTATATTTATCTTAAATTGTAACCAAGTTCGTTAGACTCTGAATTCTAACTGTATAATCAACTTGGATTTGCCTATTTAAACTCTTTTGTACCGGGTGAAATACGACATGAGTTACTAATTTTGTCAGTTCATTACCCGAATTATCCGTACCATTGTATGATAATAGCCCAATCTCATCAAACACAAACGCACCCTCTGTTTGAGTACCATTATCAAATGCCATTTGCCCGGGAGGTTCTCCGTAGTCTAATAGACATTGAACTATAATATCACTGTATACTTTACCCGCCGCATGGCTTACTGTCATCTTATTACGTGCTGGGTTCAAGTTTAATATGTTAGTATCATCAATAACTTTAGCATAGGTTTGATTATACAGTGCGGCATTTTGACCTACTGTATTTGGGGGTAGATAAGTGATAATTCCGGTCTCATCAACACTTGCACCCCCATTACCAAAAGCCATTTTGTATATAGTTCCTATGCCACGGCCACTAACAGCATTGGCTATAGCTACACTTATATTTTCGTAATGGATAGCATTCTTTTTATCCACAAATATCTCTCCATTTTTTGGATCATAAATCTTCAAAAAACCTTCAATTTGTATTGGAATCATTATTTGTGACATTAGTTATCGCCTCGTATTTGCACAAGTACTTCGCTTGTGTTTGGATCAAAAATCTTAATTGCAGAACTTAAAATCAATCCACCGTTTTCGTCAACCGGTTTAGTATCGTTATGTTCAGTAGATTCTTGGTCTTCTATTTCATTAATCATAATTTATTTATCATTGGTTAATTTCATTACTTTGTAAAAATATTGCAGTTTGGGTAGTACTAATTTGTAACGGATCTCCCAATGGTGTAATATTTTCACTATTCCATGTGCTGTTATACTCTTCCTCAGTCAATTTTCTAGCTACGTTAATACCATAACCAATCTCATACTTATAGTGAGTTTGAATCACAACTGTACCGTTAATCCCTCGGGTTAATCCGCTAATAGTATTATTGGTAGTATTTAATGTAGTGAATCTTATTCTTTCTGCCCCGATTTCAATAACATTTCCAATAGTTAATGTCACTGTTAATGAGTCACCCACACTAGCCTGATCTGTAATTACAATAGCGGATCTACCGTTATATAAACCCAAATTGTACGAATCAGTAGACAATGTTGTAATTGTATTATTATTATACACCACTGCTTCTTTCACTTCGTTTGTATCGCATTGTACATATGCTATCAAAGTACCTGCATCTTCTATTACGGTGCCAGTTAATTGTATAGTTTCTGTAAAATTAGAAACATTATAAAAATACATAATATCATCAGCAATCAAGAAATCTTGTACCAACCAAGAACCATCTTCAAAATTTGTTCTATATATTGTTGGTTCAGATTTTTTATTAACCGTTAAATTAAAACTAAGTTGGTTTGGACTTGCGCCCGTAACCATAGCAGTTACCACTACTTCGTCATATTGTGTAATAGGAGATAGAATGCTCAATAAGTTAGTTTCATAAAATCTCAGTTGAGTTGGATCTACACGGTATCCATTAACAGTGACCCAAGTTCTAGTAGCATCAGTATATGTCATATCTGGCATTATCCAGCCTGGTTGTAGATCAGGATAGGGTACTAATGGTGTACTATAATTTAACCAAGCATAACCTGAACTAATATACATACTCATATCAGGACCAGTAACTGGGTTAGTAAGCCCAATATTAGTATACAATTCAAACGGATAATACGTCACGCCACTAACATAAGTAGATAACGGTTTAACATAATATGTATTATTGTTAAGTTCTACTGTTCCGATAACACCGTCAATTTTAATTAAGTCGGCCGAACTAAATCCAGGATCACTAGCAAACGTTATTTGAATAGGTGTAAGTGAATGATCAATATATGATATTGCAGTATTAGTAATACCTAAATATTTATCAGTTACCATATATTGACGAGTGGTGTCATAATATGTTGTTATCGCAAGTAAATCATCTGAGTCAATTGCTACAAGTAAATTTAATGTGTCGGTTCCTAAATTAAATGTATAGTCATATCCGCTTAGAGGGTATGGTACTAAACGTCTACCATTAAGTTCAACTACTGCGTTTTCTACGTTATTACCAGTTACAGTCACCAAAGATAAATCTAATGGAATAGAAGTTGTACTACTTGGTGGATTGTATATCTGAGTCTCAGGAATACTGTATCCATATTCTACACTATTGATTCCGGTTACACTAGTACCTAAAATAGCAAATACAACGTAATCATCAGTTGAACTATATGGATAATAGAACAACATTATCATCTCGCTAGTATTGCCACTGGTAATAGTGTAATCAGTTTGGTATGTTAGTTTTACACCATTAACGTACACAATTGGATCATTTACTATAGGTTCAAATTGTATAGGTAATACAAATTTTGAATAACCAGTTTCATCATCTTCGGTTAACGGATATATTTTGCTATTACTTCTGAACAGTTCTCTACCATTTCCAACTTCATATACTTCAATCAGTATAGAACTGCCTGCAGGAATTGCAGTATTTAATGTAATTATCTGACTAAACCAATCTATAGTATAACTATAAGAATTCGATGTACTGGTTATATTTTCATATATTCTGTAAGATTGGTGAGTTATATTGTTAATGATAAACACTGATAATCTTGCTGGATTAACTACAACACCATAAAAATTTACTGTTAAATCATAATCCAATGCAGAAATCTTAGTTTTCATGTTGAAACCAGTATGTTTGTACCAATAACCAACTGCGTCATCTAAGTCCCACGGAGCGCCCGGTGCCGTAATAGTATGCATTGATAATGTATCAGAAACTACACCAGGTACTAATTCTTCTGGACCATAGCCATACAAGAAATCATTACCAGTTACTACATAATAAGGATCATCTACTTGTATATTGGATACTGAAGTCCACAAAGAACCATCATTACTTCTTAATATAGTATGATTTTCTCCTACAATATAATAGTATCCATTATCAAAGTATACCTTATTTAGATTGTCAGTAGAAGTATATTGACTAGAAATTTCTGTCCATGATATGCCATCTGAGCTAGTCATAATAAAGCCAGGATCACTATCACCGGTATCTACTTTATTGCCAACTGCAATGAATAACCCATCACCGTAAGTAATGCTATTAATAGTAATAGACAAGGATGATCCTATCCAACTAATAGTGCCCTCTACCCAATTTGAAGCATTAGTACTATACCATACTTCACAACTTTCTCCTACTACAACTACAACTTCCTCTGAGGCTGCAACACTTCTAAGACCATTATAAGTTAACGTAGGTGTTAGTTTATGCCAGTTACCGTCTATATTAGGATTGGTATATATTAATGACACATTGCTTACAACGGGGACCGGTGTTCCTGAACCGGATATAACTGATTCAGCGCCACCAACTGCAATGTATCCAATATATCCCGGAACAGTGATGTAAGCAATATCACGGAATGAGTTTTCTAATCTTGATCCAATTGAATATAATCTAGTCCAATCTAAACCATTCGCTATACTACGAACTATTTCTTTACCAACAGTTAATGGAATTCCATTTGAAATCATTGCGCCATACATCGGTACACTTGGAAAAGATATGCTTGTGGAATCAAAGCCGCCAACACCAAAACCTAATGTATCATATGGAGTAAATTCACCCACTGATATCCAATTAGTTCCTTCATAGCTAATTAATATAGGTGAAGTAATTGAAGTGGTAGTAATAATAAACATGTATTCATTATTAACTTCTCCGTATATTATATCAGTAATTCCTAATGAAACTTCTGAAATTATATAGTTATCCCATGTCCCATTTTCGTTACTAACAAGAACAGATGAATACTCGGTGGAATCACATGCGGCAAATAAAGTAGTTCCGTCAGATACGATAGCCTTAACATTTATATCTGCTGGGTAGAAAGGTTGGTCACGTACCTCAAAGTCTAGTGGTAATTCATCTTCCGGGGCAAACGCATTGCCGTAATATACATTATTAGGATAAGTAATACCTTTAACTAATTGTTGAGCATCTTTACCTGGCATATTAATCGTAGGCTCATAATAACCTTCAATTCTATCTAAAGCGTTCAGTGTAGTATCTGCTTGTGATAGAATAGCCCATTTACTAGGATTAAAGGTAGCGTCATTGTTACTATCAATACATTGCCAAATAAATCCAGCATATGAAACAATTGAACTTGGTTCGTAGTTGTATGCATAATTAGCTATTACAGGTTCCGGTAGATATCCATAATCAGTATCTAACGAGCCATCCCATATAAATGAACCATATGGTACCGGTACATTAAGGTCTGAATCTGAATATATTTCTAACTCGGTGTTACTTATAGCTTTTACATAATACTGTGCAAATTGACCCACTGATATACCTTGAATATTTGCTGAAAATATTGATCCATCTACTCTAGCAAATGGAATATATATTCTAGCATCATTTATACCATTAACACCACCTAACAGCGATCCTGCAATATTAATAATATCACCGTCAGTGTATATAGTGCCAAAATCTCTAATGAGCATGTAATATTGATTAGCTAATGTGTCTGGATTAAATTGTGGATGATATATATCAATGATTGCGCCACCTGAACCAGAATCATCATATGTATATTTAGGTAATATTCTGTAAAAATACATGAATGAATTATTAGCTTGGCCAGGTTTCAATCCACTATAACTATAGTCAACTGAAACTACTGCGCCACCGACGGTGCTAGCAGTTTTGCCAGTGATAGGTAATGTTGCCCCTTGCAGACTTGCAAGACTAGGATCAGCCGCAGTTCCTGTTACAGATATTTCAGTTATGCCACCGGCAAATTCATTATCAATAACTTCAATAGTACAATCATTTTCAGGCGTAGAGCCATTCAATTGTGTTCCCGGTATAACAATAATATCCCCTATATTGTAGTTGATACCCATAGTAACAATATCAACTACATAACTCTCACCCAATAATACATTGTATACATTAAATGTTGCCCCTGTACCACCTGCAGGGGTAACAGTTCCTCCCAAATCTTCGTACTCTGCACTTATATATAATTTAGCTGGACTACTAGAGTCGTTACCAATACTTATATATGTACTCGCATAATATGTGTCAGGAGTCCATGGTTTAACTTTTGCTTGGTAACTGGTTCTATCGTATCTTAGTGTAGTCTTAATACTTCTAACCATTGGGCTAATCATTGTAGGAATAGCTTTAGCCCTGCCGCTTACTTCATGCACATAATCTGATGGTATTAATGTTTCGTTGATAAAAACTGTTGCATTTTTTAAATTAATTGCATCTCGGTATGTCTTATGAAATTGTATAAGAACTGCATTTCCAAATGGTTCTATTTCTACAGAAAATAGTGCAACAATTTCTTGTACACTAATATAGTAATACCCGTCAGGAATAATAGTAATCCCATTAGAACTAATCCCTTCACTGTAAATTAAATCACCGGTAGTAAGTCCTGTGGATAAAATTTGAATTGAATTATTAACAAAGTTGATTCTGAATAATTCTGTGCTTAGAGTAAAACTAGGATCAAATATTATTTCTGGATTAACTACATAACCTTCTCCGGCATCTATTACATCAACACCGATAACTTTATCACCCGATAATACTGCTCGTAACACTGCAGGTATTCTCGGTGCCGGGTATATTGAAGTATCTACATATGCAGTAACTAAAGGTGTAGAAGTATAACCAAAACTGCCATCTAATACAACAATACCGGGCATATCAATAACAATAGACGTTCCTGCATAGTGTGCAGTAGGTATTGTATTGTCAACTCCACGACTAATACCATACAATTTATTATTGAGTCTATCAATAGAAGTATAAGTGATAATTTCACTATCAATAATAATTCTACCTGCTACCGGAAAACCTTCTAGATTGTCAACATAAATTTCTTGATCTAGTGTAGATATGAATAAAGATACAACACTAATAGTAGTATTATTAATATCACCTATCATTGTTCCATAATTATTAAACCAACTAGTATATTCTTCTCCTTCCCAACCCGGGCTAGACTTTGAAAATTGATAAGGGTCCCCGTTATACTCAGTGTTAACTAATTGCGGGGAAACAAATTTACCAATATTTTCATCATAGAAACCAGGTAAATCAAAATCACTAATGAAGCCAGCAAATATGTCTGTATGCGAATATTTTAAATAGAAGTCTTTCAATACCACTCTATATGGTTTTACTTCATTGATATAGCCTTCTAATAGTCCTTCATTATCACGTTGAAACTTTTGATTAGTAGTTAGTTCTCGTACTGTATAGCTTACATCAGTAAAACTAGTTTTATTTAACCATGGTAAATAATTTTGAGATTCAACATTTTCACTTGCAATATATTCAAACATTAATGTTAGACTTTTATTTCTGTATTCATACAACGGGCCTACATATATCTGTTCGTTTAACGCACGAATAATATATCGTGTCTCAACACTTGGATAATAATCGTAAGGGGTGCTATCAAAGAAATTATCACCAAACCCAATTTTGTTTAGTTGGTAGTCCCAAAGAGTAGATAAGAATTGAATAGTTCCGTTTTGTACGCCAATTCTAGTCCATACGCCTGCACTATATATGTAAACTTCACGATTACCCTGTGCATTACTTGTTACACCAGCAATATATCCATCTGTTACAGTAAGAGTTAGCAAGTCACTATAAATAGGTACATCAATTGCGGCTCTAGTACTATCACTATAACCGGCAGCCCACCAATATATGTTTTCCCAATAATTAGAAACATCAAAATATGTGCCTTGGGCAACTAAGAAAGTTGTATTTCCAAATTCATTAATAGGGTATAGTTTAATAATGCTGTTAGCATATTCTAAATAATTTTTAAGTGCATTTAATCTATCAATAAAGAAAGATTGTCTAGGTCTTACACTGACTCCAGTTTGTAATAACTTAGGTAAGTATGGATCAGGTACTAATGCTCCGGTCTCATCTGTTCCGGTAAAACTATCTAAGTAACGGTCATATAATCCAACCGGAGTGTTATATCCTTTTTCTCTATTAACAAATCCGGGCAAGAAGTCATCTGGATACTCGGATCTAATTAATTGAAATTCATTATGACCTGTGGTATCCATTGTCCCTCGACCAAAACCTAAGTGAAGGTTAGTAGAGGTGTCATTGATATAATCACCTGCATTATATAAAGCATATGCATCTGATTGCAATGGTGCAAAGAATGATACTCCTGAATTAATTGGGTCAGCTATATATTGTGCAAGAATAGTATCACTTAATGTTTTCCCATAGTCAGTGAACAGTGTGTTTGTGTTTCGTACCCAATAGTAATATCTTGCGATAAGATTATTATTGCTGTCAGTGATTAATGTGACAGAGTACTTCATTAAGTCATAAGGAGTTCCAGTGCCTACATAAAACGAAGGTACTACGTCACTCTCTATCCAGCTATATACTGTTACATCACTTCCAGGAAATACTTTACCCCAATATTGAGAATTATAAACTACATCGTTTTGATGGTAGTTTAAGAATCTCGTTGAGCTAGTATCAAACCAAAGTTTACCAATGTATGCTTTAGCCCACACAATTCGTCCAGTATTCATATTAGGAGAATTATATCCTGCAGGATCTGACATACCAATAAAATCTAGATTTTCTCTAACTACACCTAATAATTTACCTTGCAACGGGTCAATATAATCTAATGATACTAAGTTAGCATCAGTAATATTATCATATAATTGAACTTTTTGTATTTTCTCAATATCTACGATATCGCTGCTTTCTCGGTACACATGCCAATTTACTTCTTGACTATCATTGGTATAAACTACTACTCTACCAGCATCTGTGCTAGGTTTGAAATTAGGAGTACCAATCATTACCACATTGTTATAGAATGAAACAGCAGTACCGTATAAAGGTTGAGCACCGTAATCTAACTCAAGGTCATTGCAAGATTGTGCATATAAATATTTACCAATATTGGTCAAACTTTCTTCATACGAATATACATAATCAAACATGTATACGCTACCACCATTGATTAACTTTTCTTCAAAAGTAGTAAAATTATTATCAAATGCAGTGTCATTGTGTATGTTGTTATCGTCACTAAAATCAAATGTGGTTCCTAGATATCTGATACTTGCTGGTGCGCTGGCAACAAAAGAGTTATCTTCGTTAAATGCTATGGCTGCACCAAATTGAGTATTAGTTTGTGCATGTGGATCTTGTATTACTTGAGATTTGATGTAATCTACGAAACCCAATTCATATAGGTATGTACTATTAAACACCGATACGTTTAATTTGTTATTGATTGCACCTAAATTATTATCACGCAGTCTGATAACTAATCTGCCGTCTTCGGTAGCATAACTGAATATGTTAGTGACGCCAGTTGAATTAATAGCGTTGGCTAGCACGGCAGCATTACCAACCGGTAATGACACCCTATATCCGTTAATTAATAGATAAGTAGCTGATGTTAAATTAGCGGCAATCAATCCGGTTACAACACCAAATCGTTTTCCCGGGCTAGTAAATCTATGCAATGCCCCTTCTTGCATCTGACTTGTAATATCATATGGTGCTCCGACAACTAGTTCACCACCGTTTGTATTATACCCCATTGAATATCCAAACAACTCTCCCTGGCGCAATTCATCAACAGAATCATAACTGTTCAATTGTTGTATCAATACAAAGTTTACAGTACTAATAGTAACTATATCACCTGCGTATAATCCAATTGTACCAATAATAACTATGTTTAATAATATTACATATTTGCTAGTGTCTAGTAATTCACCATTAACATAAATTCTTGTTTGGCTAGCAAATGTACTCGGGTTGTCCGGGGTGAATGCTAATAGTATTAATAACGGTTGATATGGACTTTGATCATATTGTATTTCAAAATTCTCAACCAATCTGTCATAAACATAAACAGTTCCAGTATTCAACAACGTCGGGCTATAGTCTTTATAAGGAGCACCAACACTCAATTTGCTACCATCATAGTTAGTAGCAAGACTGTATCCAAATTTATCACCCTCTTCACTGAACGCATTTTCAATTATTCCAACTAGTTGATAATCTACACTTGCTAGATAAATGTATGATCCGGATGCGGTAGTATATTTTACTTTCTCATTTGTGTAGAAAGTAGTTTCATCTTCAACACTATCATATATTCCAGTAACTACCGTGTGCAATGAATCATCACTGAATGTAACTTTATAGATTGTAGTTCCAACTGGTATAGTAACACCAACACGAACCATTTCAACTGTATAGAATGTAGTACGATTTGTGCCGGGATCATATGATTCCGTTGCAATAGTATACAAGTCTGTGCTGGCAGCACCTGTGTTATAGAAACTTACTTTATCTCCCGCCGCCAATAATGCACGTTGATCACCTGACACTCTGAAACTGTAATCACCACCGGATACTGTAGCTTGGGTAGTTACACCCAATGAAGCATAATTAACAATATAGTTAATTTGTTGACCTTCTAAAATATATGACAATACGTCGCCGGAACACTTAAAATAAGTAGTCCCTACCACAGTAGCAGTTGACAAAGAAATGCCTGCACTGGTATAAGTGTATTCTTTACTACGTTGAAAGACCACTACCGTGTTAACATCGCCGGCCCCTAAATATAATAGGTTGCTATCACCTGAGATAGCCATTGATTCTCCAACTCTACCACCTACAATACTAACTACTTGTTGTAAAATTATACTATTAATGTTAGTTGTTTGTGGTATTCTATAGATATAGATTTGGCTAAACAACGCATCGGGTCTAGATACTACTAATATATCATTGCTTCTTACAATTGTTGTACCGTATTCACTTTCCGGATATGATATACTATTGCGTACATAGAATGCTCCATTTGGGCTTATATCATAATGGTATAACTTTCCGTCGCCCGGATCACCGATGAAATATCCTACATCGGGTATATATGCTACTGAACTACCAAATGTAGTAGTATCCAATGCTATTTTAGGAATCTCACTATATGTGTAATTGTTTGTCTTTTCGTATACAGTCCAGTCACCACTTTGATTTTTATCAACCCAAACTTTATTTTGAGCATATTCTGCATTCAATAAAGGTAAACCATCTATATCTCTTGCAGTAACTACTCGTTGACTTTGTAACAAGTATGATAATCCTGATCCATTGATAGTAGTTACAGTAGGGTCCAATGTCAATGTTATAGTGATTGTAGTTAAACTGGGTACGCTCTCGACTAAGTAATAACCATTGACTCTAGTATCAAAGTTAATGATTCCCATAGCCTGATTATATATCAAACCATGTGGTTTATTAAACGTGATAGTTACTGTACCATTAAGATTATTGCCCGCTGATATAACTAATGCTTTGGTAGAGACAGGAGTATATATTTGCCAAGTATTATCTTTATTTGCTACCCATATATAATCATTTTTATACAGATTAGCTATACCGTCATCTGCTAAATCATTTAATGTATAACCTAGTTCAAGCACATCATTAATATTTACATAGCCAGCACTAGGTAGTTTGTCTTGATAATATTGTGTTGTGGTAGGTAAAATATTACTTGAAGATACCGGTCTTCCGTAATTTTTAATCTTATACAATGGTATATCTTGCTGAGAACCATCAACACTATTGCCATCAGTAATACTTAATATGCTAGGGTTACCAGTCAATAGACTTTCATCTAATGTGACTTCAACAAAGTTTTGATTTAATAATCCACCAAACTCTGTACTCTTGATCGCCCAGTTTTCATGTATATCATAATTAAGTGTATTTTGTTGTAAGTTTATACCTTGTAATCTAGTAACGCTATCGACTGTACCTTTAGTACTAATCATATTCTTATATAAGTTAACTTGAGTGCCGTCATCTAGGTTAGCATTAGCAAGATAATTTCTAGGACGATAGCCAATCAAACTAAATGCTAACAAGTCAGCATCGTTTTCTAAATTCGGATTAGTTGTATCATAGAATAGAGTAGCTTCATATGCTCTGGTGCTAGGATTTGGTAACAATCCTTTTTGTACCATATCATATGATGTTTCTAGCCAATCATTATAATTAAAGGTTGTACTAGGTAATACTACAGTTTTATTTGCCATGTAGTATGTGTTTTTGTACAGAACAATCGTGCCCTTATTATATTTTACATTTTTCTGCCATTCAATAATGTTATTTTGATTTAATATAAATCCTGCAGCATTAACTAATCCATTCCATTCAGCAGTTTTTGTCCCGCGCACAAATATACGTTGTTGACGTAGACCAGTTATTAGATTACACAATACATCATTAAACACGGTGTCATTATCAAATATGACAACATGTTCAATGGTGCTTAAATTGGCTCTAAAGAAACTCATACTATCACCTTGATTCAATGTTTTAATTTTGAATTCAGTTTCTAGTCTACTAATTGACAAATCACTCAATGCGATAGGCACTGAATTTTGATTTAATATAAAGTTTTCTTGTTGTATAGTCAACGGTTGTACGATTGAGTTTTCTTTGTTGATATGAACAATTCTAGAACATGGGTTAACGTTAATAATACTTCCTGCTTCCCACCCAGTCTGTACCCAATATAATACTTCTGCTATCATCTGGTTCCAGCTAAGTTCTAACCCATTTTCAATATCATCAAATTGCATACCTAAGCTAGTTAGATATAAACCATGACCCTTTATAAAGGTCATCAAGGCATTAATTGTTAGAAATTCTTCACCGTATGGAATAACAACTGTCTTAGTATAATAAGCCTTAGGCACTTTAGCTGATATATTATTTACAGTGATAGTATCATACCCGCCGTTATTGATAGGTATCTGAGTTGTAAAATATAATTTATTTTGACTGTTACCATAGACTTTATATCCATTATCAGTTTTTTGAATAATTATAGAACTATAGACAATAGTGTCAGTTGGTTGATTATCATATAGCAATATACTATAACTATCATCTGGAATTAATAAACTGTTATTTTTGCTACTTGGGCTTCCCTTTTCAACATAAAAATTAACTAAATCTTTATCAGTGAAGCCTGCAAGTCTATACGATAAACGGACATCTAAATTCTGAATAAGAGTTTTAATAGTAGTACTGCCATTGATACCAAATTGGTATAGATAGTCTACCATCCAATTGATATAGCTATGCACAGCTACGCCGTCACCGTATACGTCCAATGAGGTAATGCTATCTCTATATCTATTATTATATAAGAATTGATTAAACTCTGTGTTGAAATTATATTTGTCAACATCGACACATAATGAGAAGAATTTTGCAGGTTTGAATAATGCAATTAATCGCATCAAGTCAAATGGCCATGTGCTACTTTTTAAATAACTATATTCAACTGGTCCAACATCACCAAAGGTCCAATTTTCACTAAACTTACTAGAGTCGTATGAACTTAATAAAAATTCTAATGGGTCACGTAGTTTTCCTGTAGAATCTACTGGTAATATATCTAATAGTTGAGGTCTTACTCTGTTTGTAGCAGTGTATGGATCTCCGTTATTCCACACATATCCATCAGCAATATCTTGCCACATGTATGTGTTGTCGCTAGTATAAGGTGTTACTCCGTATCTAGATTCCCACCAAAGCGGCTTTGAAGGTAACCCTAACATTTCCCATGGCATGGTGTCTGGATTACTAGTATCATATAACCACAAATATATTCCTCTCCAATTACCCTGCTCAACAGTAGTATTATTAAAATTGAATGTAGATTTTTTATAATTATATGTGAATGGATTGGTAGAGTTATATATGTGTTTTGCGTAGTCGATTCTATTTAACCCTATCCAATTTAAAAATTGGGTAGAGTATACTTGATTGTATTGTTGAAGGGTAATACCTATATCTCTAAATTGACCCGGTACCACTTCATCATATCCAATTGGAATCTTGCTACTAATTTTAAGATTATTATAAATTCTAGTTTCGTATTCTAATAAAACTCTATCACGGTAATCATTTAGTAATCCGTTTTCATATGTACCGTATAATTTAGTATACGCACCATCATGCCCTCTGATAAAATATGTTGGGGTAACATATGTGGTATCGTACAGAATTTCTGGCACAAATGCTGGATATAAACCTAACTTAGTTGGAGTATTAGGTACAAAACTACCATATGTTTGGTTATACTCTTTGATAGTTATTGCATCATTGTTTACCAGTGTTTTAGTAATTGTTAAACTTTTTTCAGTTGTAGAGACAATATAATCAATATCTCGTATTAACAGTGTAGTAACTATTGCTCCGTTTTCTCTTCTGGCAAGATACACTAATACACCGTAATAATTAGCTTGAGTAAAATCATATACTCTACTTAACTGATAAATGCTTGCCTTTATCTCGGTCTTAAACAAATATGAATTAGTTATGAATGCATTCTTTGAAGGGATCATGTCACTCCAAAAGAACGGATTGGTATCAATTCTAGTAGAACCAATTCTATCTAACACATCATCAAGAATATATGCTGATGAGTCTAACGAGTTATAATCATTATTAGTAAGGGTGTTCAACAATAATGCTTTAAATTTTTGATATTCATTTGCATTGTAACTTAGTGCATCAAAGAAATTATTTGAATTATTTCTTAAAAATGCCGCAGAATTAACCATTGATGCACTGTTTTGAATAATCTTATTGCCGTATGGAACAACATTACCCAAATCTCTATAATTATTTGCACCGAATGCCAAACCTACAAAGTTAGGTGCATTATTACAGATACTTTTATAGTGACCTCTAACATCTCCTAAATTGATAGAAGTAATCTCGCCATTGAATGGATTATGATCCAAGTTGGTTGGTATTTGATAATATGCAACTTTACTAGGTTGATCGCTAAACAACATTACAACAATTTTTGACCCAGTTACTGGTGTAGTTAATAACAGAATCTCAGTACCATAACTAGTTAAAGTTACAGTATAGTCAGTATTAGCTAATCGTGCATTATTAACATAAACAACGCTGACTGGCCAAGGAGTAGTTGTTTGATCTTTCACCGGAACATCACATTTGAATACCGGTTCAATAGGAGTTCCTGTATAAGTGTATTCAAAAATTTGATATTGAAAACTTTCAGCCGGCGCTGTTTGCCACCCAATTGCTCTATCGTATTCAGTTTGTGTAGTGTAATTATAAACGTACCCGTCACTTACCGATTTAGATGCAGATACACTATTAAATAGGTAATTGAATGTTTGACTATTTAAAGTTACGTCAAAGGTGATATCACCTAAATTATTTAATGAACTATATTTGATTGGGAAGCCTAGTATCGGATCGTCTGTTCCTGATCCAATCGCATATTCTATTAGGGTACAACCAGTGAAGTCATTACTAGGATAAAAATCATTATCACTAAAACTCACACCATTACTATCAAATATATCAAATGTAGGGGGCTGGTTAAGACGAGTTTTAGTCTGTGCTTCTATCCAATTAATAGCATCAAACCAATATGTTTTACCTGCATAAGTTTCACCCAATACTATTACTGTTTGATCATTGTATGTAATATCTCCGTCTGGAATTACAGTTAGATTGATAACAGGATCTGTAGACTCAGATTTTTCTTCAAAGTTTACAAGCCAAATCTTATTACGAACTTGTACATCTGTATCTCCTGCAAATATTATAGTACAACCATCAAACAAATATGAACTACCACCGTCTGGACTAAAAGAAGTTTGTCCTGCAACTTGAGTAAATGCATCAGTTGCTGTAAAATTAATAAAGTCAGTATTTGTTTTACTTGTATTACCTGCATTGAATAATTTTATGTTAGGATAGAATTCTAAAATAGGTCGTTTAGCTCTACTATCAGGATTACCTAATGCTTCTAGTGCAATTGGACTACTATTACTGGCAGCAATAGTTGTATTCAACACATCAATATGAAACCAGCGATTACTGCGACTCCATCCATTTTTGTCTCTACTTAATCGTGAGATAGTTAAATAATCTTGATCTGCTGGGTAAGACAACGTTTCTTCATAACTATAGGCATCGTATTCAGTATCGTCATATGGGGTAGTCAATACTTGACTATATGTTTCAGGAATTTCAAAATCAGTAATAGGTAACAATTGTATACTAGTACCTACACCTTCAACATAATATTGAGTAGCGCCGTACTCAACTGGATATATATTCCCCAAAAATTGAACTTTTAATCCATTAGTAAATTTTACATTATTAGGGCTAGTATAAGTTTTCTTACCTATGATAGTATTGACATTGATCAATCCATTATCTACATTATCTACTAATTTGATGACTCCTAATTTTTCAGGATTTACGCTGTCTTGATAATAAAGAGTATCCATTGCGGCAGTAAGATGGGGGATAAGTTCTATTGCTCCCAAACTATTTTTAACAAAATTTCTACTAATATATTCAGATCCGTAACGTATACTAAGTTTAATATTATCAGGTAACAATCCAACTTCACTAAGACTAATTATGTTGTCACCATTAGAGGTTGGTATGAAATTTATTTTATAATAATGTTTATTAATCTCAGTTTTTTTGCTTACTTCAAATAGACCTTGATTCACTGTACCTGTCATTGAACCAGCTGCGGTAATTAATGTTGGTGCAGTTAACGTATCTCCTGCAGGTTCTTCACTAATTGTAAACTCTGTACTACTTGAAATTGTCTTAATATAATATGTTTGATTGGCTGTTATGCCACCAAAAGTAACACCTGAAAAATATATAGCTTGATTTACTACAAATTTAGATGTGCTATTACAAGTAATAAGGTTAGTCGTATCATCAATACTTGTTACAATGACGTTTATCGGTGTTACTACACTAGATGAATTATCGTATAAACCATCAAAAAATTCACTTACGTAACCATTAACACCTGGGTTGGTACCATAGAATATAAGTGTCTTGTCTTTTAAATTAAATACGTCATCAATAGATCCAACATTACTTACTAGTTTGCCATTAATATCATCCCATGATCTTTCAGTAGCTATATCAATAGGAAAATCTCCGGGTATTACGTAATCATTCTGTGCGTTAGCATCTGGCACAGTAAATGTCACAGTACCGAATGACTGTCCGTTATTCTCAACCCCGTATACGTCACGTGTACTAATATTAGGTTTTGCAGTCATGGTACCGGCAATGCCAGGTTCTGTTTGAATCCAAAAATTAGAAGTTTGATCTATTGCAAAAGTATAAGTGCCACCTCTAACTAACGTCAATATAGGATTAGTTTCCGGAATAGTATCAAATGATGTACTAAACTTAAAACCGGTTAATTCATTACTAACTGTATAATCTAAATTTTTAAATAATGTAGTATTAGTAATCACTACGCTATCTGGCCCAATTGGCAACCAATAGTATTGACTAAAGTTAATAACCTTGTCAAGGTCTACAAAACTATCCCATGAATAAAATTGATTACTAAACAAACTAGTATTGTTATCTGTAATACTACCTTGTAATTTTAAGCTGTCTAAAATGCCAGGGTAAGTTATCAAATCTACTGCAACCTTAGTGTCTTTCTTTTTAAACACAACACTAGGTTCAAGTTGATAATCGGTACGTATCTTATTAGGCTCTACTAGATATTTGTCATTAACTCCTATACCATAGCCAAATTTACTTCCAATATAACCTTGAATTCTTCTGAAATCAGGTTGTTGGGTTATTTGGTCTAATGTAGCTGCCAAAAACTGTTCATTAGTTTTTGTCTTAAAAATTTCTGGTAAGAAATCAATTGTTCTAACTTTTGTTACCATTATTATTACCTATGTTATGTAGTCGGGGTTAATTCACTTGGGGTTAGTGCTGAGATCACTGATATATCAGAAGATTGTGCGGCGCTAGTAAAAATTTCATAAGGAGCACTGTGTATCTCATATAACTCTCCAAAACTTAATGTTGGGTCAGTTGGTACTAAAACAACAGAGTTAACTAAGTCTCCAATAGTAGAATGTAGATACGCACTTAATTCGCTAAAATAGAATGTATCCCCAAAGTCCCAATTGTCAATATTAAAATATGAATTGATTTCAGTTAACACTGCTGTTATGATTTCGCTATCACTTGCCGTAGTGGTAGTAGCCTTAATAACTTTGATAGTGGCACGTAATTGCGGAGCAGCCTTACTACCAAATAATGGTTTAAATCTAGCACTGTTGATAATGACACTATCAGTTAACATTTTATATTCATTGATATTACTATAAGTTTGCGTTAACTCATTGATAGTGGGTCTAGCTGGTTCTGCAATACTACCTGTTGTATCTTGAATCCAATTGGTATATTGAGTATAATAACTTTGTGTAAGTACATACAAATCAATGATATTTGATGTTGCTGGATCAATTCTAGTGGTCTCACCAGAAATATGTTTATATTGAAAGTATAAACCTTGTCGTCCAGTCTTAACTAGAAAATCAGTTTGCAATACTAAATTTACAATGTTTGCGCTAGTAGTATCATTTACTGATTTATAAAACTTACTTTCTAATACTGCATAGTATATTTGCCCAACAGGGTATTCATACTTAACTATAGCAATATCAGCCTGTGTACCATATGCGTACACTACGTCGGTACTTGGTATCATTTCATATCTTGATAACAAGTTAGCATCAATTAATCTTTGAAAGAAAACAAAGTTTTTTGTATTTCTAGTTCCGGGAATATAACCTGTAAAGTCAATAAAGAAATCTGGATTTTTAAAACTACCGGCTGTAGTCAAATCAGCAGTGCTAACTTCAATACTAAAGTCATCTACATAACCATCAGATTCAATAGTTTGACCTATAACATTTAATTTTGCATCCCTAGGGAAAGGGTAGTTAAAATTTGGTTGTGTGTTTACTTTTAATAAATTTACAAAATCTTGTAATAACTTACCGGTAGACGGATCATAAATTACTTTATCTCTATCAAAAGTAAATCTAACTTCACTAACACTACCAAAATAATACACTACATTACGCCACACTACTAAATATCTACCAAAACTTATACTTTGAAAACGTACAAAATAATTTGCATCTCCGTATGTACTAGTAGACCAGCGTTCTTGATTTGCTAATAGACTGTTATCATATACCAAGCTAAAATTTTGATTAAGTCTCATCTTAGTAGTACATTCAGCTAATAGTGTAGCACCAAATACATTTGTAAAGCTAGGAATTATTACGCTTAATATTGCTCCATCCGGTATACTATTTGTTAATGTTACTGGACCTACTCCGTTATTTAAATTTCCTTCTCCTGCATTATATCCGTCATTGACAACACCGGCGCAACTAGTCCAAATAGAAGTTTGATCGCTAGGTAAAGGTAAACCGGCAATCAATCTATTGTCTGGACCAAAATAGTAACCACTCGGCGCAACAAAGCCTAATAATGCACCTTCTGTTATGTACTTTACATTGCCAGAAGAATAAATGCCAACTGAGATTGGTATAGAATTTTGATAGAAGTAACCAGTAGACTCACCTGAATCATTACTAGTTTGATTCCAAAATACATTACTACCCATAGTTTCTGAGTTTACTAGATATCTAGCATATGCTTGAGTATAATATTGATATGCACGTTCTCCACCTAATTCATTAGGCAAATATGATGTTAAGAAACTAGTGATATCATTAACTGTGCTTACTGCCAATATAGTAAAACCATCATTAAGGTCTTCGTATAAACCGCCGTCATCGGCAAAATCATTAGTGCTAGAATATTTGGCACTTGGATCTAGCAAATCAAAATTACGACTTACACCAATGCTACTGCGATTGATTGCTTTACTCTTGATAATTGAACTATACAATGTGTAAGGAAAATTATTGTAATCTTCACCGTTAACCATACGATTTTGGGTATAGAAACGTTGCGGTGCTCTTAATTTAATATCAGCTAATGTTTCACGTGCTTGCGCTGTGCTTATTGGAAGTTGCAAGTCTAGTGTAACAGTTAAGGTTTCGTCTCGACCGTTGCGACTAATATAAGGAACATTTACAGTTATTGATTGAAATTCACTAGGATCAATTACGTAGGTTAAGCCGTTACCGGCACGTACATACGCTACAAAACTGCCCACCGGTACTGCACTGAATACACCGTCACCAAATACATAAGTGACTTGGTCGTTGGTTCTACTATTAACTGAATATACTTTTTTAGTGCTTGATAATTTTTGTAGTGTAGCGTTTGCATATACACTTTCAACTTGCTTCCACTCAACAAATTCATCAGTATTTGCATTTACTTCATATAACCAGGTATCTGAATTATTGATACCTAAAATATCAATATCTATTGCCTGATTACTAATTTGTTCTAATACTGTAAAAAGGTAAGTCTGTAACGTACCTTGTTTAAAGTACATAAAGAATCCTGTATTTGGGCTACCATATCCCAATTTGTCATTTCTATATACAATATTAAATGTTGTACTATTGCCCGGTGGTATTTCATATACATCATCACTATCTACGCTAGTAACACTTACGCCTTCAAAATTCATTGAAATGCCATCAACTGTCGAACTGAACGGGATAATAGGAGTAGTGCCACTAGTTAATACAATACTGTATTCATCTGTTTTAATGTCCAAAATAGTATTAGTATTACCTGGCTTGCCCACTCGTTGTGTATCAATGAGTGCCGCATTGACAATAGAATTAAATTGTTCTTGCCAATTTGGATTAGCAGGATCATTCCATAATATAGTTAAGTTACTTAAGTTTAAGTTATTGATATCACGTACTTGTTCACTAGTAGAAATTGAAGTTATCTTGGCAAATCCCTGGCCAGCGATATTTCTTTTTGGAGTGTAACTAACTAGGTTGGCTAGTTTGATAACAGAGTCTCTACGTTCTGCTGTGTCAATGAAATTTTCGCGGGTGTTAAGATCGCTACGAAATGACAACGCTTGACCCATATAGGCCATAACGTCTAGCAATGCTACATATTCACTGCTTTCTACATAATCATTAAAAGTTTCAGGGTAATAGGTTCGTAAATAATCTACAAAAGTTTTACGAATAGTTTCGTAATCATAGCTTTGGAAATCCGCTTGGCTATAATTTTTATAGATTGCTTTCCAATCATTTACACCAAAAATACTTGATTGTCTTGAACTTGTGGCCATACTGTAATCTCTTTTAAGTATTTATCATACATAAAAACAGTGGTTTTGTTAGACAGAGAATGCTTTACTAGCGTTTTGATCAAATAGAATAGCTAATTGTTGAACATTGTTAAATGGTGAAATTGCAAACTCAACCTCAATTAATATACCATTTTCTTGTGGATAAGACACAACACTGTTTAGATTAAGTCTAGGATCCAATGTCGCTATTCGTCTTATTTCTGATTCTAATTGAATTTGTACATCAAAAGTGTTTGGTTCAAATATAAAACTCCAAAGTGATGTTCCATAATCAGGTCTACCCGGCTTTTGACCCTGTGGTATATTCAATGCATTCAGTAAATCCTGTACTACTAATTGTTCATCAACCGTTCTAAATTTTTTATTATAGCGAATAGGATTGTTTATAGCTCCAGCGCCGCCGTCTACTCCAGAGTTCACTTGAGTTGTTCTTACTGCGTCTACTGCCTGAGTACTGAATCCTATAAACGTTGCCATATGTTATCCTAATATAATATTTATGCAGATGTTCCAATAGACAAACCTGCTATTTGTGTTCTAAGTTGTTCGATTTTTTGCAAACATTCTTTATATGGCGCTTCAGCAGATTGTGCTTCACTCGAATTAGAACCATATTTTTCTACAGCATCAGCATATTTCCTACGCAAATCCCATTGTAAATCTTCTTGTGTAGTTAAATCACCTTTTAACGTGTCATACTGTTTAATCATTCCCGGATCAGTTGCATTTTTAGGAATGTTCAATGCTCCAAAGTTTAACGGAGGTATCTTTGGGTCACCTAACAATGCTTTACTTTGATCAAGAATTGATTGGAAACTAAAGCTATCAGTAATAACAGTAGGGGCTTTTACTGATACTGAACCACCGGAACCTAAACTTGCTAACGAACCTTGTAAATCTGCGGCTGCACTTGCAGGTAATCCACCGGTAGCCATTGAAGTAAGATTCAGTTTAGATGCAATGCTTAATGCATTTTTTGCTAATGATATTGTAGCTGGGTTTATGCCCACGCTTGCTAATGCGGCTGTAGTACCGGCTTGTATTAATTGATTTTGTAAGTTAGGGCCTAAACTAGGGATGCCGTTTGGTATGCTACCAGTAACAGACTGTAATGCTTGACTTACTCCTGCTGTACCAATTGACCCGGTGTTGGCGCCAGGCAATCCGTTAACTACATTTGTAACTGCTCCGACTCCACCTGGAATATTTGGAATTCCCGGCACTCCCGGAATAGCTGAACCGGCTGCTTCAGTTAAGGCAGATGTTGCCGCATCCATTGGACTATCACTAGCAGGGGTTGCTAAGTTTTGTGGCTTATTAGCAGTTAATGCTTTAAATCCTCCTGTAATTTTAGCAAATGCCCCGGCTGCTATACCTTTAAGACTATCACCTATCTTTATCCCACCTAATGCTCCCAATGCTTTGTCTGCTAAGTTGGCAGCAAAATTTCCACTACCTATAGCATTTTTTACACTGCCTCCTATATCATTTGATTGTGTACCTAATTTACCAATGGCACCGGTCAAATTATTTTTTAGATTAGATATATCGCCAGTTGCAACTTTACTCAAGTCTGATGTTGGTGAAATTGCATTTTGAGCAAACTGTAATGTGGCTCCAATTCCTACAGTGGCTGCACTCATTATTAATCCTGCTGTTTGAGTTGGGCTTTCTTTTCCAGTAATCATGCCTACAGATTTTAATGCTGATTCACTTTGATTCAACAATCTTGAAGCTACACTAGTTTGTGCCTTTATATTAGTAATGAAACCAGCTATAGAATTTACTCCATCTTTGCCCGTCCAAACATTTGAGGGCATTGCTTGAGCAAGTGTTTTTCCTGATTGTAACGCCGCATTGATTGCAACATCTGCCCCGGGCTTAAGATTTCCTGCAGCCACTAATTGTGATGGATTCACCCCTAAACTACCTAAGGCGGCTGTAGTTACTCCGGCAGTTGCAACTACTCCGGCTGTTCTTGCTATAGCTGAGGCTGCAGGGCCGTTTGCCGCAGTAAGAGCCATTTGTGATAGCATGGCGCTTCCAGTGGCTGGGCTCATTCCACCTAATGCAGCACCTACTTCTGGAACTGATGACGCTAATGCGGCCGAGGTAAGACCTTCGGGTGATACTGATTCTAAAGAAGAATTAACCTGTTGAATTGCGGCTGATGGATTGCTTGGCAGATTACTATCAGCACCTATATTAGTTTTAACATCAACCCCTTGATTAGCATTAGCCCACGGTGCGTGAGCAGGAGCACGACTAACAATACTTGCTAATTTTGCAGGTGCTGATGCATAACCTTTTGATTCGGAATATAAAGTATCAGTATGTGCAACGACTGGTAACTGTTTTACTTTTTCCGGAGATAGTGAACTTTCTCCTGTATTCAAATGCACATTAGGTCCGCCGACAAGATAATTAGTACCACCACTTTTAATCATGCTATCGCCTGCACTTTGAAAACTCATTTTGTCATCTACTTTAACAGTATGACTTCCCATAGTGTATTGTTTAAAAGTTGAGCCAACAAATTGATTGGTTGCTTCTAAACTTTCAATGTTTATATTAGTAGCAGAGATGTTTAAATCTTTTGCGGCATTTATATTAATGTTGTTATCAGCATGTAAATTTAAATCACCTTGTGTTCTAATATTAACCGAATTGGTAGAGTACATATCAATCGTACCCTCTTTACCTAATTCAATATAACTTTGACCATTAGCGTGAATGATAAACAATGTTTGAGCATAATCATTCATCATTATCATATGACCAGTACTTGTTCTCAATCTTAGTAATTGGTCACGCCCTTGAAGATCACCATCATCCATTACTAATGTATGACCACCGCGTCTTCCAACTACTTTAAAATTATTATCCGGTATATCTTGTTTTTTAACAGCATCTCCAATAGTTTCATCTGTATATCCACCTTGATATATAGGTCTGCCGGGAGTACTCATACCAAATACTCTACTAGGGCTTTCACGCTGACCACTACTAGATATTGCGCCTCTATCTGGATCTCTAATTAACCCTTGTTTGTTCAATATAGCCGCTTGCCAGCTATGTACAGGTCTAGGTTGATCGGTAAGTACGGGACTATTATTTTGTTTTGTGTTAGCATTATTATATTCGCTGACAGGCAATCTCGTAGCGCCACCGTAACCATCTGCTTCCCCTGTGTTAGGTATAACATTACTGCTTGCACCGACAGCAGGTGTCATATGTATTAATCCTTCTATAGGTATTCCACCTAT